AGCAAAGGTCTGTTGGCGCCCGAGCAGTTCGATCAGATAAACCTGCTCGCTGGCAATCCATCATTCCCGGTGCTGACCGAAGGCCCGCACCCGGCCGAGTTCATCCTCTCGGAGGGCAACGGACAAATCTCGCGCGCCTATGGGTATCTGGCCGACCCGATCACGATCAAGCCGGGTCAGCCGTTGAAGCAGACGGTGGCGCCGACCGCGACCACGCCGGGCACGTTCGTCCCGGCAGCGGTGGGCGCCGATTGCACCGCAATCGCGATCTACGGCGGAACATCGAATGCAGCGAACGGGCTGCGGATCGCGGTGCTGGTCAGAAATGCCGAGGTCAACGGCACCATGATCCAGTGGGGTGCGATCACCGTGCCCGAGCAGGCAATCGGCCTGGCCACCCTCGCGACCGTAGGCATCATCGCCCGCTTCTGAGCGAGCACCCATCAACGCGCTGGCCGCAAAAGGCGCAGCAGATAAAGGAACACGACAATGCTCGACATCTTTCGCGGCGACGGCTTCGGTGTGGTGCCGCTCTCACTCGCAATCAATAAACTGATCTTTATCCCCGGCTTCATCTCGGGCAGAGGCTTGTTCAGCGAGATAAGCATCGCGCAGACAGCGGTGGCAATCGAGGAACGCAACAACATCCTGACACTTGTTGCGCCGACCCCGCGCGGTGCTCCCGGCCATACCATCGCAAAGCCACGGCGCGCGCTGCGCATGCTGGGCGTGCCGCATTTCGAGATCAACGACTCCGTCATGGCCGAGGAAGTGCAGGGCGTGCGGCCCTTCGGGCAGGAGACGGGCACCGAAGCGGTGATGACGAAGGTGGCCGAGCGCATGCAGATCGCCGGCCAATCGCTGGAGTACACGCAGGAGCACGCGCGCGTAGGAGCGATCAAGGGCATCGTCACCTATGCGGACGGCACCACGCTCAATCTCTACAACGAGTACGGCATCACGGCGCCCGGCGTGATCAACTTCCCACTCAGCGGCGCGACCGCGACCGGAGCCGTTCGGCAGGCGTGCGCGGCTCTGATCCGAACGATGGGCAACAACCTCGACGGCCAGGGCTTCACCGGGGTCGAGGCCATCTGCGGCGATGCGTTCTTCGACGCGCTGATCATGTCGCAGGAAGTCCGCGCGACCTACCTCAACATGATGGACGCCTCCGAGCTGCGCGGACAGTACATCTCCGGCGGCCAGTCGTGGGGCACGTTCGCTTTCGGCGGCATCTCATGGACGAACTACCGCGGCTATGCGCAGGGCGCCGCGATGGTCGAAACCGACAAGGCATATTTCTATCCGACCGGCGTGCCAAATCTGTTCCCGACCGTGTACGCGCCGGCCGACTACATCGAGACAGTGAACACGATGGGTCTGCCCCGCTACGTCAAGCAGTACCCGATGCCGAACGACAAAGGCATCCACCTCGACACCCAGATGAACGGCCTGAATTTCTGCTCGCGCCCGCTCGCGCTGCAGAGCGCCACGCACACCTAACACTCCCACGCCTTGGCGCGGCGTGAATGCCGCGTTCTTTTGGAGGATAAACTGATGTCCTTTGTTGTTGTAGACGGGCCGACGATCACGCAGGGCGAAAGCCTTTCGGACGGTGTTGATTGCTCCGCGGGTCAGATTGTCCGCATCACGGTGCCGCAGGAGTACAACGACGGCGACATGCCGAACGTGATGTCATTTCAGGTGTCGTCGGACGGCGGCAGCTACAACGACCTGTTTGACGACGAGGGCCATGAAATAACGATCGTGGCGCGGCCCAATCAAGCAATCATCATCGATAGATCGTGGGCGCGCACCGTGGGCTTCATCAAGCTGCGCTCTGGAACCCGCGATAGGCCGACGAAACAGACAACCGACTGCAAGCTCGCCATCGCACTATCAACCCCGTAGGGCCGCATGATCGATTTCGACGCCCTTGTCCTGAAACCGGCTGGAGACATTTTCCAGATCGCTGTCGTTTACACGCCAGCAGCGAGCCAGCCGGGCGTGCCCCCGTTCAAGGTCAATGGCGTCTATTCATCGACCAAGCTCGATGTGGTCATGCAGGACGACACCATCTTTTCGGACCAGCAGACCGACCTCTGTGTCCGGCTGGCCGACTTTGCCGCGTACCCGGACGAAGGCGACTTCGTCACTATCACCGACAAGCGGCATCCCGCCTACGGCAAGCAGTATTGGATAGGCGACCTCGATCTCGACGGCCAGGGCGGCGGCAAGTTGTTGCTGCGCCTCAAGGAGCCGAAGGACGAAATCAACCCGTATGCGCATGAACCTCCAGTGCCCGTGAGGCCCTTGGTATGAGCCATTGGGCCAACACCATCCACTCCGCGGCGATGTCGCTCTTGCAGGCGGGCTTCGGCACGACCTTCAAGACCTACCGCATCACGCCGATGCTGCAGGTGCAGCCGGAACATTTGCCGGTGCTCGCGGTCCATTTGCTGCGCGAGAAGCGCCTGCCGGACGGCCAGTGCAACCAGACCATGCCGAAGTTCATCCACGATCTGACGCTGGGATTCTCCGGGGCCGTCCAGATCCCGACCGACGAGCAGAACCAAATCCACGCGCTCGAAGAATGGATGGCAAGCATCGATGACCTGCTGCTGTGCGACCCGCGCTTCCTCAACCTCACCGAAGGCTGCACGCAAATGGATCGCGTCGGCCAATACGCGAAGGTGGGCGAGATCACTTTGTATGAAATCAGGGTCGAGATGAACCTCCAGTTCCGCAGCCAGTTCTCACCGACCATTGTGGACGACCTGAAGCTCATCAGCATCCAAACGCAATTCCCCGACAAGGCGCACGCCGATGCCGGCACTCCGCAGCTCGATCGCGAGTACGAGATCGAGACAGGACCGTAAGCAGTCAAACAAGGAGAGCAACAATGCCCGTTTCTTTCAACAGCATCCCAGCCAACTGGCGCATGCCCCTATACTGGGTGGAAGTAGACCCCAGCATGGCCGGCTATCCAAGCTCGCGCCTGGCGTCACTGATCATCGGCACCATGCTTTCGACCGGCACCGCGTTGCCTGACGTGCCGGTGCCGGTGCCGTCGCAGGCCGACGCGCGCCAGTTGTTTGGTTACGGCTCGATGCTCGACGGCATGGTGCAGGCGTTCACCCAGAACAATTTTGCCCAAGAGCTTTGGGTGGTCCCGATCAAGGAAGCGACCGCGGGCGTGGCCGCGACCGGCAAAATCTCGGTTACCGCGGCGGCGACAGCGGCGGGCACGCTGCCGGTCTACGTCGCCGGCCGCAGGGTGCAGGTGTTTGTTGCTGCGGGCGAGCCGATGGACACGACCGCGACCAACATCGCCGCTGCAATCAATGCCGATCCGTCGATGCCGGTGACCGCGGTTGCAACTACTGCCGAGGTCGATCTCACCTGCAAGTTCAAGGGCGTCGAGGGCAACGACATCGATGTCAGGCTCGCCTATGGCGGCGCGCTCGCGGCCGAGCAGGTGCCGATCGGCCTCCTGATCACTCTGCCGGCCACCAACAAGCTGACGGCGGGCACCGGCGATGTGGACATCACGCAGGCGCTCGTGAACCTGGGCGATGAGCCCTACGAGTACGTCGCCACCGGGTACACCGACAGCACGTCGCTCGCGTTGCTGGAAGGCGAGTACGGCTTCAGCGACAACGGCCGATGGGGCTGGATGCGCCAGCTCTACGGACACATCTTCGCCGCCAAGCGCGGCGTCGCGGCGGCGGGCGATGCTGTCGGCTATGCCGATCTGTTGCAGTACGGGCCGAACAACAACAGCGGCGTCGTGTCGGTCATGGGCATCGAGTCGAACTCGCCCACCCCGCCCTGGTGCTTTGCTGCGGCTTACACCGCAAAGGCGGCGCGCGCGCTGGTCAACGATCCGGCGCGTCCGTTGCAGACGCTGGCAATGGAAGGCACCCTGCCGCCGCCGAAGCATCAGCGCTTCACGATGCGCGAACTCAACGACCTCTCCGGCGTCGGCCTCGCAACGCAGGGCATCAACGGCGATGGCGTACCCTCGATCAAGCGGGAAAGCACGACCTACCAGAAGAACCTCTACGGTCAAGGTG